CAGGAAGATTCTCCTTGAATATAGGATTTAAAGGATCTTTATCCAATAGGACACCTTCTAAAGCATTTTGTTGAATAGTTCCAACTATTCCACCATAAAATGCCTTCTGTCTAGTGTAATTAATAGATTTGGATTTTGCCATTAGTATGCTCTGATGATATAAACACAAGTCATTTGTGGTTGTGCTACATTAAAATCTATTTGTAGGGCATTTTTATTTTCATCATTGCCCAAAAAATCTGCCTGTGTTGGTATATTTACATTAGCAATAACACTAGTTGATGCTCTTAATCTCGTACTATCAAATTCAACATCAAATGAATCATGATCATGTGGAACGATAGAATCATTCGCATCTGACAATGGATTAGTAAAATTATATCCAGGATGACTCATTAAAGTACTACGCAAAGCATCTTTTCCGTATTGCATTTCTGTATTAGCAACATCTACTGTTCCACCTGGTAAGTATGGTAATGTAGTTGTACCTTCTGGTAAATAATAATTTCTGTAACCATCAGGAACTTTTTCTCCAACATTTTCGCTTCCAGTAATACCATACATGTATGTTGTTGCATCATCTATTCTAGGTCCATTAGGATGAGTATCTGTTACTTTAAATAATTTTTCAGAAATTGGACTATCAGTAACCCACAATGGTTTCAAATCAGATGGTGGTGGTGTAGATTCAACCTTTGCTAAAACAACACCAGAAGAACCATTATCAAGACCTATGTGCCCTGTATCAATAGTATTCGTGTCATCTGGCCACCATAATTGATACAAATTATCACTAGAACCTAAATTTCCTGAATTTATAGTATATGGTGCTCCTGGTGCTGATGCTGGATACCAATCAGTTGGTGTTGGGAGTTCATAATCTGAATGATCATTATATCTTGTACCAACACTTATACCAGGAGCAGTAAATCTAGATGCTGTCTCATACCAATCATAATTATTTTCTTGGGCACCTTCTACATCATCCGTCCAACCCCAATAATATGTATCACCTACATCATCACCCCATTCGTTGTCAACAGCATGGAATCTTACAGTATATTCTACTTCACCAAAAGGTATAACACCATCTCCTGGTTGTGTTGAACTATTTTGTGATAAAGTAGGATATGATCCACGATGTCCATGCCTTGGTACATGCCTTCTACCAAGTTTTCTTGGTCCTATGTACAATGTTTTATACGCATCACCATCTTCTTTAGTATGACCTGTAATCTTCCCCTGATAATCTGTAGAATCAGTAGTTTCATCAAGAGTGAATACCACATCAGTATAAACATCAGTAAATGATGTAGTAATAGATTGACTCTCGTGTGTACCTATCTTATTTTGTAACAATAGTCTTGCATCAGCGTCCTCATCAGCATTTCTACCAGTAGGTGAACCACCACCAGCAAAATATGCATCCTCCATATCCATCAGTGCTTTCTGATTAAGATCTGGTAACCTAATTGTTCCTGTATATGCTGGGAAATTACCAGCAAACGAACTAGTACCAGTATTATATGTGTCACCAATAGTTTGAGCTAATAATGGATATGCTGCAGCATCTGCAAATTGTCCATCACAAACAATCCAACCTCTAGGGATAGAAGTTATACCTCCACCCCATGGCATAATTGTACCAATAGCTGCTCCTTTAGCAGTTTTAGATTCTTGATAAAACATTTATACTTCTATTAGATACCAACCTGTTTTTGATGTAGGAGCAGCAGTACCACCATCAGGTGTACTATTTCCTACGTATAATAATGCAAACCCAGCAAATGGAGTTTGAACAACTAGTTCACCACCATCATAAGAACTCAAGTCAGCAGTATTACCTGATAACATTGCTTGTCCTGTGTTATCACTAGCATTTTGTATCTTAACATTTGTTGCTGCTCTAACAACCAACGACATATTGTATGTTAATAGTCCACCTATATCTATGATACGAATCATATCACCGATTAATGGATTATTTGGTAGTTTAACAACTGTATTCTGTGAAACATCTAACACATAATTTGTATTGACTTCTGCAACAACCTCAAAGTCAGCAGAGTATTCCCACTTCCTACCACCTGTCTGGGTGAAGTAGTTAGATATACCAGCAATATTAACAGCACCGTCATTCTCAACACTGAAGATCTTATTACCATTATGATTGATTGTTAGATCACCACCATTGAGAGTAAGATCACCTGCTGCAAGTATATCACCACCAAATGTACTTGTACCTGTACCTAAAGCAGAGAATGAACCATATGTTGTAAAGTCACCAGATGAATTATCAAATGTCAATCTTGGTGTAGTACCATCCTCACCAAATATATCAATATCACCACCATTAATGGTTAAATCACCAGTTGCAGTATCAACTTCTAATGTAGTTCTCTTTGTGATGGTATCAGATCCACCATTAGTTAATCTAAACCACTCTGTCTCCTCTACTACTGAACCGTTAAGAGTAAATGTATTCTCAAGGGTTAATTTACCAGCAATAGTAGTATCACCTGTAAGACCACTAACAGTCAGTTTATCAAATCCTTGACCAACATTCAAGTTACCTTGTAGTTTGGTATTTCCTGTTAATGATTGTACTTCAAAAGTCCTATTAACTGGATCTCCACCATCAGTTACAATAAGAGATTTAACCTCTGTACTGATAAGAGATTTAACCTTAACTATCTCTGCATCAGATAGCAGTAGATAATCAGATGTAGTTAAAACTCCACCAAATTCTGCAACACCTATCCTTATATCTGCTGTATCATCAGGAATACTAGAAGCATTCTTGACTCTCAACTCTGCTTCTTGTGGTTCAGCACTCCATGTTACTGTACCAGCAGCAAGATTACCTGATAACTTAACTGTACATGATGTGCCACTAGGAGTTAAACCAGTCTGCACAACCCACTCACCATTCAAGTCTCCTGTGGTGCTACCACTGATAGCGATAGACTCACCATAATCAATACTTAAATCAGCATTAGTCTTACCATTACCCCAGTTAATAGTTAGAATGTTTGTATCATTAGAAACCAAAGTATCAATATCACCATCATCTATCAAGAGACTTGATATAGGATCTAACTCACCATTATTATCAGAATCAAATCCTGTAATGAATGTTGCGTTAACTTGCTTATCAAGTCTAGCAATGACACAATTATCAGGGTGATCAGTATACTTTTTAGTACCATCAAGTTGACGACTAACTGCTAATCTATAACCTTTTGGATCATTAGGATTAGTAATGTTAATTAACCCTTCAACTTTAACTATCTCATTCAGTGATTGGTCTGCTACGACTGGATTACCATTAGAATCAACAGAATCTGGAGAGTTAGCATGACCTCTTTCGATTAGTAGTAACTCACCAATCTTAAAGTCATTAATAGAAGGTTGTGTTATTGGTAGGTAATATAAAGAACCACCTGAATCAACACCATTAACTTTAAATGTAAGATTAGGAGCACTTGGATTACCTAGTTTAGCACCAGTTATTACAAGATCATCATCATCTACATAACCAGATCCTGAAGAAACTGTTGCAATAGCAGCATTTCCACTACCATCAATGGTAACTGTAAATAATGCTCCTTCACCAGCACCACCATCAGCTGATAAGAATGAGTATGTAGTATTAGCAACCCAATCACCACTTTGTGCTGGAGAAATATTATCGATAGCAACAATTTGACCTGCTGAAACTAGATAAGAATCTCCACCCCAAGGTCCAACACCCTGTGTATCAATCAACTTACCTGTATCACTATACTTAAGGAAGTCTACGTTAGGTTTCTCAAGAGAACCGACAATATGTGCTGAAGATCCTGCATCAAACCTATTTCTTTCTATCTCAATGATACCTGCTTTCTGTCCACCAACGAGTTTAATATCAGAATAACCAGTTGTACTTGCGAGAATATTAAGATTATTCCTTACAGTAGTAAAACCACCAAGAGATCCAATATCAAGTTTAGAAGTTTGAATACCTAATGTAAGTTGAGTGGTATCAGTACCATCAAATATATTAACCTTACTTGCTTGACTGAAGATACGTGTCTCGGATGTACCAGGGAAAGTACCAATCTCTAAAGTACCAGCAGTTTTTGTCTGATATGTACCAATTAGTGTTGAACTAGCAGGATTCGCAGCAGCACCACCAAGAGTGATAGTACAACTACTCGATACCTCATCAGAAGCACTAGCAATATCTACGATAGCATTTTTAGTGTCTTTATGTATCTCAAGTACACTAGTACCAGCACCAGCACCCATTCTAAATGTATGGGTTTTATTATCAGCAACACTATTACCAATGCTTATTGTTTGTGTACTAGTAGTACTATTACCAAGAACAATAGACTCTGCATTGTTTAGACCATTGAAGAAGTCTGTATCAGTATTAAGGAAATTGAATGTTTCAGCAGTACTGTTAATGTCACCACCATCAACACTCAAGTCATCTTCAATCAAGGTATTACCAGTGATTCTAGCATCACCAACAACAACCAAGTTTCTATCTAATTCCTTATCTGCTCCTCCACCAATGGTAGTATTAATACCAAGTCTACCACCAGACTGATAAGTACTTCCTGGAGAAGCAGGGTCTGATGTAGCAACACGTAATGTAGCAACATTATTTGGAGTAGAACTATCACCACCAACCAAGAATGCATTTGTTACATCAAAGTATGTCTTATTATTTGAAGATTCAGATAGATAATTATTTGCTGTAACAGCACCAGTAGCATCATAAGTAACAATAGACCTACCAGAGATGAATGCTGTACCAACAACATCTAGGTTAGCACGAGGATCTGTATCATCAGATACATGACCATCTAAAGCACCCTCAATTGCCATTCTAGCAATTGTGTTAACTCCTAACTGAAGATCGCCTGGTACCTCTGTCTTTGTACGTAATGCTTCAGCACCGATTACACCCAATTCCTTCCAACTAGAACTAGAGATCTCTAATTTAACACTAGCACCTTGTGAGTCCCAATCAAATACTTCAGAACCAATGTTATTGAATACAGCAAACTCACATTTATTATTATCAACACCCGACTGATCTGCCTTGGTAATAGTCCAGATACCATTAACCTGTGTATTACTAAAGTTAGAAATACGTATTAAACTACCTACCTTTGCACCAACACCAACATTATTAGTACCAACTTTCCATTCAATCTCTATTGTTGTAGTATTGTTAGCAGTTGCCTTAAGAATATTAGTATCATTAACCTCTGTATAGTAGTTTGCATAGATCCATCCCCATGAACCAGACTTACCTACTTCCCTACCTTTAAGAAGAATATCTCCATCTACTGGTGAATTAGGACCATATGCAACATTCTGTGAGGTATAGAATGAAGTACCACTAGTACCTGGACTGTATACAGCAGATTGATTTGGTGTAATATTTGATGGAGCATTAGCTGCAAAGTGTGTCTTAATAGTATAAGACTGACCTGGATTAGATAAAGTTCCTCTTGGGTTGAATGCAAAGATAGCAGAATTAACTTGGTTCTTGGTTAGAACAATGTCACCATCTAAATTATTCCTGAAACTTTGACGAGCAACTGTAGGATCATCAGTTGTAGAATCAATTAAACTATGGACACGTAAAGACCAAAGATTAGCAGGATCAGTAGGATCAACACTAATAGTTACAGGACTTTGGAAGAATGCCTCACCCTCAACAGTGATCTTATCATTGAATGTAACAGCAGTATCAAATGTTGTTACTAATGCACCTATCTTATCATCATCATCCTCTGTTTCTTGAAGAACTGCTTGCTCAAGGAAGGTCTCTTCGCCTGTAATAGCGTTGATCTTCTTGTTACCTATGTAAAGGTCTCCATTAGAGTTTAGACCTGTGTAGAAGACTACACCAGCATCTTCACGTTTTGCTTGAGCATAGAAGTCTTGCTTATCTGAAAGAACAACTTCCTGACGTACAGGGAAACCAGTTGAGTAGTTACCTGGACCAAAACCAAGGTATTCAAACGTATGGTTACCAGATCTAGCAATAGATGGTCTTCTTAATTCAACGTAAAATCTACCTTCTAATGGGAACTGTGAGTCACCACTAATAGGAATCTGTCTATTCTCGGATCCAATAGATGCATTACCAGCTTGTGCCTTAATTTCATTGTCAATAACATTACTTTCTAAATCAGATGTAGTGTTAGTATGTTCATATGGTGCTAAAGGATCAGTATCTAATAGATCAACAACTGCTTCTTTAGTCTCACTAAACTTACTATCGTTTAGTGTTACATAACCGTGAATGTAGTTGTGAGCAGCAGCAACTGATGCTGGTGGATCAATTACAGTTGTATCTCTAGATCCAGTTGTCTGAACTTGGAACCATAAGGGGTCATTCTTATAGTTTAAAGGATATAGATTAGAAATTGGTTGTGAGAACTTATAATTCTGGAAATTGTTACCTACACCAGCACCTGTTGGATATGGTGAAAGATTACCACGAACAGCAGTTAGATAGTAGATACCTTCCTGTTGGTTAGGAATAACTTCTTGAATTGTTTCACTATCAAAGATATAGAATGTATCTTCAATTTCAGGTACGTCTTTTAGTCCAGTAACCTTATAAGTGTGACCTGTTCCTGTAGTTATTTTATCACCAGGAGTTACTGTATATACATTAGCACCTGCTGTTCTATAAAGATTAACATCAAGACTAGATCTTGACTTACCATCAAGTGTTCCAGCAGCATCTGGATTACCATCTAGCAACCAAAATGTTCCATTAGATTGTGTGAATGTTGTAGTAACACTCGAATCATATTCAAGTTTTCCTGTTATATTCTTAAGTATGACATACTCTTTTGTTGTTACATCATCTGTATAATATGCATGAACATAACCACTACCTGTGTTCTTACCAGTCCATGTTACAAAGTTAGTTGTATTATTTTCAAGTAAATCTGTTTGTATACCAGCACCTTGAGGTTGTGTAATCCTAATAACTACAAACTGCTCATTCTTAAGTGCTGCATTATCAACAGTATGATCAAATACAGTTAGTTCTAATCTATCATCATCCAAATCATTCTTAACTGTCTTTGCACTCTGAATTGTTACTTTAACTTTACTATCAAAATCAATTACTCTTGGATTATTATATGGATCATAGAATAAATCATCGTTATCTAAATCACCAACACCTGCACTCTGAAGATCTGTTAGATTTAAACCTAACTGTTCACCAGGACGTGCTGGGTTAGTAAATTCAGCAACATCTGGAGCACCATTACTAAATGGTTCTAGATAGAATTTCTGTGGTCTTAATTTTCTTCTATCATCTGTTCTTGTCTTAATGACATAACCATTAAGTGGTTCTCTTACGTTCTGCAAATATTGTGGAATAACATAACGTAAACGATAGATACGATCATCAGGAGTTCTATCATCATCCAGTCTTTCAAACCATGTATCAGATGTAAAGAGATTACCAGTACCATCTAGGAAATCAGAAGCATGGAATCTAGTCAGAATATTATCTGGATCAGCACCACCAACAGAATCTGGTTTAACATTTAAGTACCAACGCTGATGTACTGATGCATCATATTTCAAAGGACTGGTTAGTTTATCACCATATGCTATGAAGTCATTACCACTGTTAGCAGTAAATACTACTGCATTAACCCCTGCTCTAGCATCTGCCTCTGATGTATGAACACTAAATTTAGTCTTGGTTACCCATCTTGGATAGTAGTAAGTAGTAGAATCTACAACACCACCACCAGCAATAGTTGGTAATTCAGAACTAGCATCAGAAGAAGTCTTAAAGAATATTTTCTGTACAGATACAGCATCCAATGGCATATCAAATATGTGTGGAATATCTGTTTCAATATAAGTACCACTTACGTTACAGTTATAACGATGTAAATCATACTTATCATCTAGTACATACTGTTGAATCTCAACCTCTACATTACCATCGATGTAATCTGTCTCTGGAGAGAAGATATAGATACCAGCAGCAGCATTTTCTTTAGATGCAGCAAGCATTAATTTTGTAGAATTTGTTCTATCAAATTCTTTACCTGTTCCATGCCATGTCTTTGGATATGTTTCTCTACCTGGAGCAATTACATAATAGATTTGATTAGTAGCAAATCCTATTGGAAGTCTTATAAGTCTCTTATCTACAACATTACCAGAAGATCTTTTTGGTACAAGTCTTACAGGTGTACCAGTTGTCCATCCATGTGGGTCAGATTGACCACCACCAGTAGCAATAGTGAATACTGTAGCACGACCAGATAAGGAAGAAGAATCAATGATTGCTTCTACTCTTGTTATTGAAGAACCATTTCCTGATAGGATAAGGTTAACTGTATCATAGTAACCCTGAATAGCACTAGCAATATTTGTACACTCTGGATACTGTGTATCAATAGTAATACTTTCATCTGTATACTGGGAAGAAGTACCATACTGGTTTATATTCTTAAAGTATAACCAAGCAGTTGTTGTGCCAGCAGATATAACAGTATATGGATTACCAGTACTTCTATCCTTTATACTAATTGTTGTAGCATTAATAACCTGATCAATAACAAGATTAGATCCAGGAATATTAGTTGTAACTGCATTTGTAGCACTTGTATCAAGCCATCCTTCAGTAAAGTCAGACTGATTATATTCAGTAACTGTCATTCCTGGTACTAATCCAGAAGTATCACCAACCATTACATTAGAACTATTTTGTGTAAAGGTACAATTCTTAATTAGAAGTGTAAAGTTACGCATTGCACCAAGCATCAATCGCTTGGCATGATCCATAGCATCTAATGTCTCTGATAACTCATTAGTAATGTAGTTAAGATTATTGCCTTGGAAGTATGATTCACCAGCATTAATACTATTGACGTTACCACCAACACGTAAATCTTTAACAACAGCATCAACAAAGAATCCAATATCTCTTGCACACTTGCTAATAGTAATAGCAGGATTAGTTAAAAGTGCTGGATATTTCCCTATAATATAACCATATGCTTCAGATGCAATCCATTCCTTATTCCTTTCAATAAGAGTCGCAGCATCTTGAGCAGTGTTGAAATCATCAGTTGCATCACCACCAATTTCAAATGAAGTATTGAAATCAGCAGGTTTTAATGTTGATAATGAAGCAGTATATGTTGTCCATCCACTAGGTGATAGTTCAGCATGATATCTTTGCTTACCACCAGCAGAAGGTGATTGTAGATTGACATAGAGTTGCTCACCTGACTTGGCACCTAATCTATATCCACCAATATTAACAGCAGGTCTAGATGCAGGATTCTGATTCTCATTACCAGCAAGATATAAATTAGTATGATTACCCTGATCATTAGACTTTTCAATATCTAATGTATAGTACTGTTGCTTAACAATTGCAGTAGCAGAAGTATCAACTACTTTAGGTGGAATAATAGAATCGATGTATCCACCCTTGTCTTGATTGAAGGCATAACCCTTAAATCCTTTAGCATGTAGTGAAGTATTACCAAAGTTACTGTTAGAGTTAGTGATACTCATATCACCACCAGACTCTAGCAAGAAGTGGTTATGATATCCAACAGCGAATACTGAAACTGCCTGAATGAACGCATCATCTGTACATCTGATGTGGAAGTTTCTCCAGTCATCCTTCCAGTATGCATCACCTTTAGTATGATATGGAACAGTAGCAAATGCATCAGATAATGCTGCTTGATTCCATGTGTTATTAAATCTATCGTAACGGATGAATGCTCTATCATCTTTCTGAAGTGATACACCAGTGTACTGGGCAACAACCATAGATTTGAATCCAGTCACCATGGATCCATCTGCCCACATACCACAAATACCCCATGTAGATCTAATGGAGCAGTTGAATACGTATGGAGATGCAGATTCAACAGAATCAATTTCTGCCTGAATAATAGCACCAGATCCTAGCTGACCTGCAGCAGCAGTATAAGTAGCACCAGATACTAACCCAAGACCAGCAGCATTAGTTGGAATAACATACTGGAATAGTTTATCGTTAGTTGAATTAATTGAAGTTACTTTCCATGTACCATTAACTTCAGTAGATAATCCAGTATTAAGTACAGCAACATACTGACCTACAAAATAACCATGATCAATCTTGGTTGTAACAGATAATGTAGAAGATGATCCACCAGCATTATCTTCAATTTTAATACTCTCAATTGATCTAGTATCAGATAAAGGACCAACAATTCTAGTTTCTTGTACAAGAGCATCAAATTCTCCATCATCTATAGTAGGTTGGAACTGTGCAAATGCTTTTCCTACCTTCGTATAGTATAAATCTAATTCATCATTCCCAGCATAAGTCATCACAGTGAGCTTATGGTGAGAATATTCAGGAACTGCTAATGATGAGAAATCACCTTTGTTATTGTAAACCTTACCTACATTATGAGCAGCATCATAAAGAGGTGAATTTGTAGATAAATCACCATCCTTAATAGTAAACTGCCACAAGTAGCAACCACCAGTTAGGTTAAAGACAGAAGATCTAGGTTGATCTCCATCTACACAATCAGGAACATATAGTGGTCTAACAATAGTTCTACGTAGGTCATAACCTATTAGAGAACAACCTCTAGGTACGATAGTACCACCAGTTGAAGAGTTAAACTTATAAAGAACGTTATCTGGGTTAGAAAGATCTAGAATACTATCATCTTGCCACTCTTCTAATGCTGTATTATAGTTGAAGATAGGAACTGTACCTGTAACCTGTACAGTAGCAAGGTTATTAAGGTTACCAGCACTAATAGTACTTGTTAAAATATTTGTTAATGTAATGATGTTAGATTGTACATCAGAACATGCCTGTGGATTACCAGATAAACCATAATCAATAACTGGTGCACCTTGAGTACCAGCAACTGCTGGTCCTTGAGTAACTACCAAATCTTTTTCATATAATTGGTTGCTGACTGCTTTAGTCATCATATCACGAGCACCATTAAATGCAGTGACAGACTCGGCAATCTCACCTGTTAATCCATCAACGATTGGAATACCATCACGATCAAAATAAGTCTTTGTATTAGAAATAGTGTTACTATTACCACCATTTCTTAAGTCAGATACAATAGCATCAATAAAATACCCAATATCTCTCTTACATTTCTCTTCACCTGCAGGAATTTTTGCAGAAACTGATGGTTGTGCAGGTAAACCAGATGTATTACCATCAGTAATTGTTGATGTAACAATAGCAGTTAAGTTTCCAATAAATGACTGAATATCAGCACAAAGATTGGTATTCTCTCTATTATTCTGGTTATCAGCAAATGTTATTGAATTGTCAGCAGATTCTTTAAACGTATGACCATAGTTACCACCAGTAATCAATGCTCCAGAAATTGCATCATGGAATGTATGAGCAGTAGTGTTAGAAGATGTACCAACATTAAGTTTTATCTTACCATCTTGTCTTGTTAAACCATTAGGAAGTGAACTTTCCCATACGTGGTTATAGTTACCACCAGAAGTTACTGCACCTGGGTCTGAATCAACATATCTATGTTCAGAAGTATCAGGAGAAATACCAATATCAACTGTAATTTTTGTAGGAGATGTAGATACAATTGGAAGTAATGAATCGTATGCTGGATCACTAGTACGAGGATATGAGTGAACACTTTGATTACTATCAAATCCACATGTGAAATCTATAGTATTAGCACCGATCTTAATTGAATCACCTGCTTTTACTATTCCAGAAGGAGTAGAAATAACATACTCATGAGCATATCCACCACCAGTCTTAACTGCATTAGGAACTGCTTCTGAAAATGTATGTAAGTAGTTACCACCACTAATTACTGGACTACCATTTGTTGTTACAAATGAATGAACAGATTGATCAGATGAAACACCAACATTAACTGAAATTTCACCAGTCTGCCTCTTCATAGCACCTGGTTGAGCACCAAAGAATGTATGTTGTGAAGTATTGTATGATGTTCCTACCTGAACTGTAAATGTACCTGCAACAGTGTCTACATTAGAAATTGGCAACCATCTTCCTACTACAGGATCTGTAGATCTTGGATATGTGTGTTGAGTAGCATTGTTATCCTTCTCACAAGTAAATATTAAAGAATCTGCTTCAAACTGAACTCTATCACCATTATTAAATGTATTACCTGATAACTTAATAGTTAATTCTCCAGTATTTGGATTATAAGCACTACCAATTTCTGGTTGATGAGAGGTTGATGCAACATTGAGAATAGTAACAGCAGTATCATATGATGGATCATCAACACTAGCACCACCTTGACCAGCTGCACGAGGATATGCATGCTGGGTTTGATCATTATCAGCAGCACATGTAAAGATAATTGATTCGTTTTTTAACTTAATGCTAGATCCTTCATTTAAATCATGCTGTCCAATGTCTAGTACAAGATTACCTGTAGAAGGAGTATAACTTGCATTAGAAACATTATAATCTACAATAGGAGATGAACCTACATTAACAGTAATATCTCCAGTTTGTTTCTTAAGAGCACCATTAGCAGAAGCAGAAGGAACAAACGTATGTTGTGATATATCAGAAGATGTACCTACATTAACCTCAAAAGTTTGATAGTCATTTCCACCAACATTATTATTCTGAACATTAGTTATAATTAACCACTGATTACTAATAGGATCAGTAGAACGAGGATAAGAATGATTACTCTGATTACTATCTCTATTACATGTAAATGTTAATGATTCATCTGTAATCATTACTCTATCACTATTCTGGAATGAATTTCCAGTAGTAGTTAATTCCAATACACCAGTAACAGGATCATAATTAGCAACAGTTACATTATGATCTGATGTACCAACAGATGTTATAGCAGTTGGTTCATGTGAAATAGGATCTGTTGAACGAGGATAAGTCTTGATAGAATTGTTACCATCCATCTCACAAGTAAACTTGAGAGAATCCTGATTTATCATCAAGTTGGTTCCTGCTTTTAAATCATGAAATCCAACAGTTAGAGTTAAATCACCATTTGCAGGGTTATATGTAGCACCTGTAGGTGTATAATTTACAGTAGGAGTTGCACCAACATTAACTTTGAATGTATCATTAGTAATGTCACTAATTGGTAAGAATTTACCACTTGCAGGATCTGTAGATCTTGGATATGCATGCTCGGAATTCTTTCCGTCCATGTCACAAAGGAATATTAATGATCCATCTTCTATCTTAATTCTATCACCATCAGTATATCCATGATCTTGAATAGTAATTACTAGATCACCAGTAACAGGATCAAAAGTAGCATCTTCTGCTGTTTTATTAGTAGGTCCATTGAAAGAATGACTACCAATAGTAAGTTCCAACATACCTGTTGTTGGTGTATAATCAGCCCAACTAACATTATATGCTACATCAGGTGAAATACCAACATTAACATCAAATGATGTTGCACCTACATTAGAAATTGGCAACCATTGCTTACTAGCAGGGTCTGTAGGACGTGGATATGCATGATCTGTAGCATAACCATCTTTTGCACATTTGAATGTTATAGCACCATCATCTAACTTTATGAAATCACCATTTTGGAAAGTATGAGCTCCAATATCAACGGTTAAAATACCAGTAGTTGCATTATACTTTGTCTCTGAATTAGGAGTATAAGTAGTACCAACACTAGTAATTTGTAATGCTGCGTTATATGCTGGGTCACTAGTACGAGGATATGGATGAGTGGTAGCACCACCATCTTCATCACACTTGAATATGATTGATTCTCCTGCTAATTTAACAGTTTCACCTTTTCCAAGTGTATGAGCACCAATATCAAGTATCAATTCACCAGTTAAAGGATCATACTCTCCACCTGTTGGTGTGTAGTTAACGATAGGTGTAGCACCAACATTAACTTCAAATTGATTATCATTTATTACATTTAATATTTCTAGGTACTTACCAGCAGCAGGGTCACTTAATCTTGGATATAAATGATCAGATGCGTTATTATCCTGATCACAAGTAAATGTAAGTGAATTTGCAGCAATATTAATATGGTCACCAACTGATAACTGGTGATCTGTAACATGTAATATTAATTTACCATCAACAGGAGTGTAATCAGCATCATATGGTTTTAATTGCCTTGTTGCAGTACCATAATCAGATCCTGGTGCATTATCAGCAGTAATTGTTAGATCTTGTGCTGATAACTGGTTAGCAATAGCAAGGAACATATTGTCTCTTGCTTTTTCAAATCCAAAAATTGCTTCTGTTGTTTCACCTTGTAAACTACCATTCAACCATGTTTGTCCAGATTCATTAAAGAATGACTCACAGAATTTAATAGTATATTCATTACCATCTGCTTGAGCAACATCAAGTGATAATGCATCAATAAAGAGACCTAAATCTCTTTTACACTTATCTTCATATTGTCCATGAGTAGGGAATTGAGAAATAGTAGCAGACCAAGAATTATTAATAATTTCTTGACGGTTTAATTGAGAAAGTCTAAATGCGTCCTTATATCTTGAGTAATCTTGTGTTTCAGTATCTTTAGGGTAGAAAAAGTCAGGGTGATGTATAGCAATTTCAGCAGCACCACGATCAATAATGGTCTGTCTATTTGCATCAATTAAATTAGCAGCATCAAAATATCTTGCTTCAGGATTAGCAGCTTCAACTAATCCAGGTCTGTTATCAATATAGTGGTTACCAGGCATCAACATGATGCTGAACTGGTCAAATCTATCGTTATCCTTACCTGGAAGATAAGAATACCTAGAAACCTCTATAAAAGCTCTCTGAATCGTCTTGAATGGACGTAGAGGTGAATTACCTCTATTATCTAACTCATCAGTCGCATTAAAATCATCTGGCGACACATATAGGTACTTACCTGTTTTACTTGAATATAGGTTATCAAGTCTTGTTAAGGGCATAACTAACCGAACCGTGCTACTTCTACTTGTTGTATTTATACTATAAAATCCACAATGCCACCAGGAGGATTTGAACCACCGACCTTGGCTTTACAAAAGCCCTGCACTACCACTGTGCTATGATGGCGATATTTTTTTAAATTCGAAACTACCATGCTTCGAACCCCATATTTGCTCTGCTGTTCCTATCTTAAAACCCCTATCTACAACATTATAATAGTCTTTACCCAAAACTACATCAGTTTGTAAATATGTCATTTCATCTTTCCATGGTACAAGACAGTCACAATGATTATTGCTTCCTCTAAATTCTATACCATTAAATGTGCATATGTTATCACATTCAGGTTTAGGAGTTAATTCCAAAGATTCCAAATCTTTAAAACCCCTATGCTTTGATTTATCGAACGTAAAGTTCTTAATTCTTATATTATCTCCCTCCTCTACTGGTTCTATAACAAATGTCCTATACGGGGAATGTAACTGATAATTATATGCTTGTTCCCCGTAAAAATAGTCTCCTACCCGTTTATGAATAATCCTGACCATAGCAAATCTGGCAGGATATGTAAACGCTTGTACCTTATTCTCCCATGTTCCTTCGAACCATTCACGAAATTTATCAATCATCTTTTGGCAATAATTCAGGGTCATTAACTGGTAGTTCAAAGCATAGTGGATGACATTCTTCCTCCATTAGGTATGAATGCCAACGATACAACTGTTCATCACTAAAATGGACATTTTCCAATGCTTCAGTATGTATAGACGGATGATCTTGTATAACTTGTGGTAATTCGTCAAACGTGTAAGGAATACCCTGAATAAAATACATCCTTACTATATTACCCATATAATAAACATACTTTTGATCAAGTACGTACTCCATTACTCGTCGTATACTCTACACTCAAATGCATCTGGATGATTGTCACAATAGACTTCTAGATGAGAATCCTCATGTCTTGTATGATAATCATTAATCTTGGCATCATTAGAATCTACTTCATCACCTTTATGATATTCATCATACTCTGCATGAACATCTTTAAGGTCTGCCTCGGTATACTCAAGCATACCATGATTGATATGCTCTTTATGATCTTTAGGATCAAGATAGACCTCATGCTCTAAATCGTGCTTGGGGGTTGTCATGCCTTATTTTGTGCAAGTTGTTCAGTTTGACGGAGTTTTTCCAGTGCTACTAGGAGTTCTGGAGTTTCTTCCCACTCCCACGTTTCTTCACGTCCCTTTTTGTCAGTACGTTTTATTGATTTTTTGGTCATATACTCCAATCGAACTTATTTATTATAGTCTTATATAGTTTTTGTGTCAAGCTCGACTTTTTTGAGCAAATTTACACGGAGAAAAAATTGCCGAATTCGTGTAACTCAATTAAGGAATATCTTACCACCTTTGATTGTAGTTGATGGTGAAGTAATTGTTGTGGTTTTACCCATAAATTTAATCATATTAATTCCTCCCATAAATTTAGCATTAAGTCCCAGTCCAGAATGAATTTTTATTCCATCTTTCTTTGCTTTCGCTATCTGAATATCCCATCCAGTTGGATCAACTGCCATAGGAATAATTGGTTGTGCATCAATTTTTGTTTTTCTTGTTCCTCCAATTTCTTCATTCATTTTGCCTTTCATCTTAAAACTAGTACCACCTCGTTTTGATCTAAATAACATATTTCCTTGACCATCTATTTCATATTTTCCACCAACCTTAAACCTATAATTGGCATCAGCAACTGCATTAATACTTCCTGCAGTATTAAATGAAACTTTCGCTCCTGGCATTTTCTGATTGACAGTATACTCACCATCAATCTCTGCATGATGACCTTTTGATACTTCTTTATAAAAAGCAGTATCAATTGTATACTTTCCTGATTTTACATCAATTTGTCCAGAACATTGACCACCTTTATCATTACCTGCTTCAATTGCAATAGCAGTACCTGCTTTTAAAGTAAGTGTCTTTCTTGCTTGTATAGTAACATTATCACCTAAAATGTTTACATCACCACCAACAGATTCTATAGCAGTCTCACCTGTAACATGAAGAGAATAAGTAGGCAGTTCTTCAGTCTTACCTTCCTTTGATCTTTCCTGACTAGAACCAGTAAATTGTCCAGCATAACTATGTCCTTTATCAAGGAAATCTGTACATATACGAACTATTTTACCTCCACAACCAGTATCTCCTGGTTTTCCTGTTGCGGTCTTACAATTACCATTCTCATCAAATAAAAGTGAACTAACACCATTTGTTAAAGCATATCCACCTGGACCACCATTCTCACCTTTCCAGGTCATTATAGTCCATCCATCTTGAGTTACAGCAGTAGGAACTGTCTTGATGAACTTACCTTCCTCTTGTTCCTTTCTACCACTTGCAGGTTCAGCAACAAGATCTACTGCTACACCTTTACCGTGTACTTTATCGTAATTATTAGTAATACTCATGGGCAATCAATATATTTACCAGTACCAATCTTAACAGCACCTCGTGACTTCAAGTCGTCTTCACCTAAACATACCATGCTAGGCATAGCCATAGCACCTGCTCCTCCTCCACCAATAATTTGTACTTTAGGTGTCTTATTATATGTCTTTGTTCTATCTAATATTTTAACACTAACAACATATCCACGATCATCAATCTCTGCTTTCGCAACTAATAGTTCACTATTAACATATACTTTCGGAGGAGATGTATACTTAATACCTGGTGATATAAGAGTAAATGAATCTATAATACAACGTAAATTATTATTTACAGGGGTATTCTTTTTATAATTCAAACCAGACCTAGTAACTCTTATTTCAGACACATATCCTTGTGGATCTAATAATGCAATACCAGTAGCACCAAATCCTTCGCCTGTTATTATAACTTCAGGTGCTTCTTCATATGGATCCCCTGGATCACTAATAGGTATTTCAACAATACCACCATCATCATCAGTAATAGGAAGACCACATGTTGGTTTATCTATCTTTATTATCTCTTCTGGTACTGTAGTTTCTGGCACATAAGTTCCATTAATAACAACAGAAGTAGCAGCATCAACACCAACTAAAGTAATGTAAAGACTTTCATCAACTTCTTCCTCTATATCTTCAGCAATACCAATGATTAACTTGGCACTATTATTTTTAATAGTAATAGTACCAGTCATAGCATCAATAAGATCTGCCTGTTCAATGTCACCATATATTGTATAATCAACTTTAGTATTATCATCAACATTAGTAGTAGTGATGGTAAATGTTATATCTTCTCCCTCATTGTAATTCTCTTTATCTGCAACAATTTCATAAGTAGGAACTGGATTAGGATCAAATTCATCATCTGGATATCTTATTTGCTCAAGATCAGCAAGTACTACTGTATCTGCTTCATCATGATCAATAGTTGGAATCCTTTCCAAATCAGTGACAGTAAAAGTTATATCCTTACTAACAGCAGGGTTTGTATTAAATTCTGTTTCACCAACTAATGTACCACTAATTGTTATTACTTCACCAATTGCAAATCCTTTACCTTTAGCATTAAGTGTTACTGATTCAAAGTCACCATTTTCATCTATAACTACATCAAATGTTGCTTCAGTTCCCTTAAGTCCTCCAACACCTGCAACATTAGTATATGTTCCAGGAGTATATGCTCCCATGCGGTCACCATCTGCATCTACTGGTCCTGTATTGAGAACTATTCCTCTAACTCCAAGCTTGAATGCATTCTCTGAAATAATTTCTGATGCAGTACCTGATCCTATTGTTGCAATATAAAATTTATGATCATATATCTGTTGTACTGTACATAATACACGTTGTTCTGCTGTTGGTATTTGTATATTATC